CTCAATAAGACCATCTTTACGCACCCTTGTAGCAATTCCGTCACGTTCATAGTCAAAGTCCCCATCCCCATTGTTGGGTAGAATAGAATATACTGTACCTAATCCGCTTCCTCCTTTATATCCGCTTGGTATTAGTGCTAGTGTTGGTTTTGACATCTTTTTTCTTTAAATACTTAATGATCTTACTTAAATTTTCTTTCTTTACTTTATACTCCATATTATAGTACCCATCCTACCCAGTTAGCATCCTTATCTGGATACATATCATCATTTACATTAGAATTATACTCTGGGAATAAGTTATTATTAAAGCTCATATAGTCTACAAATCTTCTAGTATAGAAATCAGCAAAGTTTCTGTGCTTCTGTACTAAAAAATCCACCTCTTCCTTAGTAGCATTTTGGCTATTTTCTGAGGTATGTTTTATTAAACCACCATTCTTTAGCTCATAACTAGCAAAAGGCAAATAGTCTACCATTGCGTAATGGATCAACATATTTTGTAAGTGGTCTTGTACGAGCGTTAAATAATCTCCGCTTAAGCTATCAGAAGCTATATCACTAGTGATTTTATCATAGAGCTTAGTCCCTAGATAATTCTGTATATGCATCTGCTGAGCTATTTTGATAAAGTAAATAAATTTATCAGTATCTACATTACCATCTAGAATACTGTTTTTTACTATATCTGACCTTTTTATAAATAATACTGTAGCCATATTAATTCTTTCTCCAATAGTTATTTCTAGCTGAGGCTATCTGTGATACTTCTGGCTCATTTACTGGTATCCTTGCCTCACTTCTTAAGCTAGGATCTAGCTGAGCTATTCTTTCTCTAGCCTCTGCTACAGATATTCTCTCATTATTTTTTCTTAGATAAGTTCTCCTCATCCAGTAGTGGCTACAATTAACTCCTCCTTTATAGAGCCATATGTTATAAGTAGACTCTCCTTTAGCAGCTAACTCACTATTAGCACTACTCTCTTTATCTAAATCTTCTTTCCTATATACCTTTCCAGCAGATAACATCTTTTTACAGAAGTCTCTACTCTCTCCAGCAGTACTTCTACCAGCAGTATATATATATCTAATTTTTAATATACTAGTATCTTGCTCACTAGTCTCATTAGGACTGCTAGACACCACACTAGCAAAGTTTATAGTTTTATGTATTAAATCATCATACTCATTAGCTGGTCTCTCATCTATTAACTCATAATCAGAGAAGTCCTCCTCCTCTATATTCATAAGAGCATCATACAAGTCATCTTTCATTCTATTGATATCCTCTAGAGGTACACAGTTAGGCACTTCTTTACCATCTACTGTCTTAGTACCTATCTGCTCATAACCATCCCAGCAAGGCTTTTTTAGTTGTATGCTTAGCTTCTGCCCAGTCTCCTCTTCTACTTGTTCTTTTGTAGTAGCATTCTCTAAGTCAGTAAACTCTAAAGGTTGAAGCGTTTTAAAGTATAAATTAAGCACTATCTCATTAAAGGCTAGTATATCATCAAAAGCATCTAATAAAAGCTCTTGAAATGGTCTAATAACAGTATTATCCATTAATACAGATGCAGTCTTTAACTCATCGGCATTATTACCTAGTCCAGTCTTATCTTTAATACCTAATAACATAGGAGAGATAATTCTGTGAGCTACCATTACTTTCTGCATTGACTCCTCACTTAAAAACTGATACTGTTGATGAGCATCTGACAACTGTACTGGCTCTATTGAGGCTTCATTCTCTTTAGAGTCATTAAAAGCTAAAATAAATTTACCACTGTTAGAGCTTCCAGAGAATTTATCTCTAATCTTTCTTTCTATAGTCTCTTGAGTCTCTTCATCTGGGACTCCATTATTAAAAGAAATCATCATAGATGGACTCAGACCATTCATAATGTTATTTAAGTGATAGTTAGCTATCTCCTCTTCTAGCTCAGCATACTGTAAGCCACCTTGATAATCTACTGGAGAATAATAATAAAAACCAGCCCTATAAGGCTTAACACAATAAATCTCTATTTCATCACTAGAAGTACCAAAAGCACTAAATCTTTCTGGCTCATCATTAGGCTTAGCCTCAGACCAGTCAGCCATATAATAATAAGAATCTATCTCTCCATCTTCATTAGCCTTACCCACTCTAAGAGTCTCTATAGGGAAGTGAGCTACCTCTACTATTCTAGTGTGGTTAGAGTTATATATAACTTGCATAGCACACTGTCCCATAAGTTTTAAATCATAACAGAGCTTTCTTACGCAAGAGTCCTTTAATAAAGACTTCATTTGTGCATACTCATTAGGCTTCTGACTGCTATCTGTAGCATCTAAACCTCTTCCATAAATTAACTGACTAATACCATTTATAGAGGCATTATTAGTAGGACTGCCATTATATCTATCAATTAGATACTGGTAGTAGTTATTATCAGCTCCATAAGACACCCAATCCTTATTTTTATACTCCTTTATCTCTGGAGAGGTGTAAGTGCTTAAGTTTACTATTTTTATACTCATATTATTATATAATCATTATCAAAACTATCTTCTGTAGTGTACTCATTATCATTTACTGTATAGTAGTCATTATTAGACTGGTCTATAGTTTGGTCAGTACAGAATACTTTATCTTTATATATAACTGTAGAAGTGCCAAATAATAGCACATCTAAATTATAGTACACATCTTTTTTTAGTGTGCCAAACACTGCATCTATGCTCATATAATCGTGATCAGTTGTAGCAGTAGCTGATACAGTAGTAATAGCTCCAGTACTCTCATTTCTTAGCTTGAGAGTTACTTGACCATCCACATATTGTCTAGGAATTACTTTAAAAGTCTTTGTTCCACTAGTTCCTATAATCTTCATACTAATATAACGTATAGAAAATAGTTTTTGTCAATAAAAAAAGAGGCTACCTAATTAGATAACCTCTCTCCCAAATATAACACTAACTAAAATTATGGAGCAATCTGAAGACCACTAATAAGTGTCTCAAAAGCAGTTCCATCCACAAAGTAAGCTGGTAGAGTCTCTTGACCTACTAAGGTAAGAGTAAATCCAGTTAAATCTCCTAAAGCAGCTCCAGTAACAATAGTACCACCAGTAACATCAGCTCCGTGTACTGCTCCTACCATTAGATACTCATCATTATAAGTTTTTACTACAACGTGAGGTCTAGCCTTAGCTATTTTTACTATCTCTTCTTGCGTAAGCAAATCTAATTTTTGCAAAGTTACATTAAGAGTTTGTTCATAAAATACTGTTCCGTTCTCTCTTGATCCAGTGATAGTTTGCTCTAAGCTAGAGTTTCCTCCTCTTACCTCAAACTCATAGAAGTCTGGAGTACCACCAAAAGCAGTAACCTCTCCAGCAGTAACTGTTAAAGCACCCATAGTACCATACTCAGCAAAGAATACAGACTTAATACCTCCTACGCTATCATTACAAGATAAAGCACGACCAGTTGTTAAATTACAAGCCATATTATTTTTATTTTAAAGAAAAGGGGTAGGTAAGACTATTCCAACCCACCCCTTTAATATGTTAAACTTCTATTATTATGCTAAAGTAAGAAGTACTAAATCACTTCCAATTCCGTACTGAACACCAGCAGTAAAACGCATAATTACTCTTACATTTTGATCTCCTAGAGTCTCACTAGTGTCTACGAGGCGTACTTCATTATGGTCAGAAAGTAAACCAGTACCAAAGAATAAGTTAGAAGCCTCTCCACATACAATATGGTCAGATGGCATACCAGGTGCGTGTTGTACTTTGATACCCTCAAAAGAAAGAGCATTACCTTGATTATACCACTGAGTACCTTGAGCATTTGTACCAGCCGCTCCTAGTCCAGAAGCACCAAATCCACCCAATGCACGAACATACGCTTGTAATGCGATAGTTGGAACATAGATAGTTAAATCTTCCTTACCATAAACTGCACTAGGTACGGAGTCTATAGCGTTTCCTAAAAGCTCGATAATATTTGCACTAGTAAAAGAAGTAGCCGCTACTCCACCTACTAAGTTAGAAGCATCATTTACAGTAGCATCAGCAGTCATAAGTACTGTGAATCCATCAAACTCTCCAGGATTAGCATTTACTCCACCCCAGATATTCTGCTCAGTTTTTTCAGCTACTTTAGCTGCTACTTGACCAATTAAGAAATCACTAAAAGATGGTGGTAGGTTATCGAAAGTAGACATACCCATAGCCACAGCTTCCCAGTCTGATCTGTAATCTTTTTTACAAAGTTGTAAGTTTACTTGAAATTCCTCTGGCGTAAGAATACGCTCAGTTAATTCTAAAGTATCAGCAGTAAAATCAAAATCACAAGTAGCATTAGCGATAATATTACCTACATCTAGTTTTTTAATAACCTCTTTGTACTTTACATTAGGTTTAATAGTGATAGCTCCATCATTAAGAGTCTTACCACTCAAAAGAGCTGCAGAAATATACTTACCAGCAAATTCCCCAGCATAAGTTGTGCTGATAGGATCAGTCATTGAATTATCAGCATCAGCAAAATTAAATCTTTTTCTCATTTTTTTATTTATTTAATTGTTTTAATACTCTATCTAGAGTAGTTTCGTTTCTGTTTGTAGAGAATTTAATCTCTTGTTTTTTAGAGGCTCTTCTTTCTGGACTATGTTTAAATCTCTTAGACATCTCCTCTTTTTTCTCCTCTTTTTTCTCTTCCTCAGTAGGTACAGCATCTTCAAACTTTTTCTTAAGTTTCTTAAGCTCTTCCTTAACTTCCTCAATAGCTGGAGCTATAACCTCCACTACTGCCTCTACAATAGCCTCTACCTCAGAAGCTACCTCCTCTGGTACTTCGGTTTCAATAATCTCATCTTCTGCCTCTACTACTACCTCTTCTGCTGGAGCTTCTGCCTCTGTAATAGAAGCTATAATACCCTCTTCCTCTACAATTAGAGACTGTCCGTTCTCTAGCTTGTATTCTCCGATAGGAAGTGCTACTCTCTCATCATCAGTAACAATAAAAACAGACTGCCCAGCCTCAAAAGACTCAGCCTCGATAATAGTACCATTGTCTAAAGTCATTTGAGCTAAGTTAATTTTAGCATTCAAAAGAGCTTTAATCTTTGATAACATTTCTGTTGTTTTCATATTTATTTATTTATTAATTATCTGTTTAATTCATTAGCTAATTCATATAGCTCAAAAAGGTCATTTTGTAATTGTGTTATGTCAGTAGCTTTATTTTCTGCATCAGTAAAAGCCTCTTGACCATCTATATAAGCCTCACTCTTCTCTGGATCTATACCCAAATCAGAAGCCATACTATCAAAAGACATCAAAGCACTTTCTAGATTATCTCTTTTACTTCTGTACTCATTTATAGTATCCTCTAAAGCATCATATTTACTTAAAAACTCACTAGCCATACTTTGAGCCTCAGAAATTACTCTATTAAGTTCAGTTTGACTGCTTTTTAAATCATTTAAGCCACTCTCTAAATCTAGAGCTTTAATATCATTAGTAGCAGTTTTTATATCATCAGAAGCTGATAGCTCTGACCTAAACTGTTTACCAAATAATCTACTAAATACTGTATTTTTAGTGGTCATATTATATAATTTTATTAGCAGATATATCTAAAGCCTCTCCAATATTTGACTCATTATCTCTATATCTATTCAATTCCTCATCTATAACACCAATTAAAGAGTCAGCATAACTGTAAGCCTCTAATTTATTAGGATCTATTCCTAGTTCCTCTGCTAAATTTTCATATTCAGCCATCTTATTAGATAAATCTTTTGCCTTAGCTTCTAATTCACTGTACCAATTATTTATTACTTCAAACTCATTATAGTATTTTTCTGCTATACTATTTAAAGTGTTGTAAGCATCTATAACTAGTTTACTGTCAATTATAGCAGTATCTAAATCAATAACATCACTATAATTTTCAGCCTCTTGTATAATAGAGTTTAAATCATCTACTATACTCAAATCTACTTTTTTTGTACCTTTAGATAGCTGGGCAAATATTCTCTCTTGTATAGTCATAACTGGAATTTTATATTATAACGTACCTATATTTTTTTTTGCATTTTTATCCTCTACCTATACCTTGTGCTAGTAGGCTACCATCACAACACTTTCTAGAGTAGGTGTTATTCTTACATAAACATCCCCTCCTAGAGCTTTTTGGACTAGTTCTGCTAGGTGTTCTAAATTCCTTTTTATCTCTCATCCTTGTCCTCTGCTTAATTTTTTGTAGTTTTTACTACTCTTTAGCTTACTAAACTTAGTCTTAGCGTGTACACCCTTTCTCCTCTTTTTAGGCTTCTCTATTTTTGTAGGTAATAATTTACGCATCTATCTCTTTTAGTTTGTTAATTGCCCACTCAATACCAGAAGTACCTCCCCAAGCATCCCACATAAGTCCACCACATCCCTCAGAGTATGGTACATCTTTATTCTGCTGGTGTCTTTTAAAACTTGCCATTCTAGATATAGTATCTCTACTTATAGGCTCTCTTTTTGCTAATTGATTAGCTCTCTGTTTACCTACATCAGTTCCACAGTCCCCCCAGCCATTTTTCTCTACCCACTCTAAGGCTCTCTTTGAGTTGTTACTAGCACTCTCTGGATAGTCTGTATAAGACTCTAGTTTTAATTCAGCCTCTAAAATCAT